ATCGATGGTTGGCGTTTGCAGATAGACGCCAGCATCGATGGAGTCCAAGCGTGGACACGAACGAATCATTCGGCTACTGGCAAACTTCCACTAGTCGAAGGGTTACTACAGAACGTCGCTGCAAGTAATGGTTCGTTCCGAGTCGATGGCGAAGTAGTATACCTCGACGAGAACGGTGTGCCTGACTTCAACTTCACGGCACGAGCTATGGGTAGTGGGCGCGATGTGTGCGTCGACAAACAGCGTGAATCAGATCGCTATTTGTCCTTCGTGGCATTCGACTTGTTAATGTATAAGGACGCTGATCTACGACCTGAGCCCTTTGAAGTACGCCGTAAGCTCCTAGACGTACTACTCAAGGATCTGGGCCGCTTCACGTTTGTCGTACCGCTCAACGAACCCTCTGTGGACCAGCACCTACGGAACATCGACATGTACGGTAAAGGATCCGTACTCAAGGACCTCGTCGCACCCTATATGGGCAAGCGTAACAAGGCCTGGCTGAAGTGGAAGAAGGAAGAGACAGTCGATGTTATAGTCACCGGCTACAGCGAAGGTCAGGGTAAGTTCAAGGACTTGATTGGTGCTGTCAAGTTCAAGGCGCCTGATGGAACTGTAGGCAACTGTAGTGGCATGGATGACGACACCCGCATATGGATCAGTGACCACAGGGAGGAGTGTCTGGGCAAGACCATCGAGGTCAAGCATTACGGACTTCTCGTCGACGGGTATAGACATCCGCAGTTCCTAAGGTTCCGAGATGATAAGTAGTCCATTCTACTGTCCTGGATTCACAGTCACCGCGGAGGAACTAGCACATACATTCCATGATGAATACGAACATCTAGCACCTGACTTCGGATACAAGACACGTGAAGCTTCGGCGGTGCCTTGGGATTCCGTTCCAGATGCTAACCGCAATCTCATGGAGGCAGTAGCACTTCGCATCCTCGGCAAGTGGTTTCCTGAACACATGTCAGAGGAGCAGGCATATGATTTGGCGCAGAAGAAGGCGAAGGAGTTGTACGGCAAATAAACTTTCGACACGTCAAGAAAAACACTTGAGATCCAACGAGACCCCAGAGTATAATAGATTCACAAGCCCAAATACTCTGGAAGCGGACACTAGTTGGAAATCATCAGGACGTCAGATCGACAGTACTTCAAACGGTGCCGGGTCCTATGGGACTTCACATCCAAGATCAGGCAAAACTATGAACCGATAGAGCGCATCGAAGCACTCGACTTCGGTACAGCGATGCATAGTGCGATGGAAGCGTACTATGATCCAAAGACGTGGGGAGACAAGGTCGTCATGGAAACCAACTCCATGGCGGCCTTTCTTATTGCCATAAAGGAGGTACAGCAGAAAGTCAGGATAGGGGCCTTGGACTTCGAGATAAGGTTCGAAGAACTTAAGGCCCTTGGAATAGGGATGCTGGAGCACTATTTTTTGTGGGCTCCGAAAAGGGACCAGTTTCGGCCGATCCTCGTTGAAATAGAGTTCGAGGTCCCTATCCCTGGGATGAATGGCGAAGTAGTATACCAAGGCCGTATCGATCTAGTCGTCGAAGATGAGCAAGGTCGATACTGGTTAGTTGACCACAAGACAACTGCACAGATGGCAGATACTGAGTGGCTTGCACTGGACGATCAGTGCAGTTCGTACGCGTGGGCAATCAAGCAGCAGTTAGGTCTCAATGTGAGCGGAGTCATCTACAACGAACTACGCAAGAAGGCTCCTCGCATCCCGCCAGTGCTCAAGAACGGTAGGCTGTCAGTCAACAAATCGATCGACACTACCTACGAGATGTACTTGGAGGAGGTGCAGCGTAAGGGATTCAAAGTCGAAGAGTACGCAGGTGTACTAGAGTACCTCAAAGAGTCCCCAAAGGAGTTCGTACGTAGAACGCGCGTCACATATGGACCTAGAGTCTTGCCGATCGTTGAACAGCGTATCCAGGCAGAGGCAAGAGAGATGTTGGCATGGGGTAAGCCCGAGCCTGTAGCGATCTATCCAACACCGTCGAGATTCAACTGCAACGGTTGCAACTTCTTCAGACCATGCCTAGCTCTACTCGAGGGCTACGATCCTCAATCCATCCTTGACGAACTGTATGAAAGAAGGCCTACAAGTGCCTAGTGCAAGAGATCTGCTCGGCCCATTGGAGCCAGAGGAACCACAGGGAGATGTCATCGCGCAGGAAGCGCAACGTCTTACTCCTGATACCATTGCAGGATTCAAGATCGATCGTCCTGCAGCAGACAACAATCTGAACATACTCGTATACGGAGACCCGGGCGTAGGCAAAACGAGATTCGCCGGATCTTCGATTCTGGTACCAGCGATGTGTCCAGTGCTGTTGATGGACTTCGAAGGCGGTACACTTTCGCTGGCGGGCGACTATCGTGATGTCGACGTTGTACGTCTTCAATCATGGGAACGTGTAGATCGCCTCTATGGTTCACTATACGACAAGAACCCGTACAAGACCATCATCGTCGACTCTCTGAGCGAGTGCCAGAAGTTCTCCATGAGTGAGATCATGAAGGCAGTAGTGAAGAAGGATTCCGAGCGTGACCCAGATGTTGCCTCTCTGCGGGAGTGGGGCAAGAACGGTGAACAGATCCGTCGTCTCGTTCGTGCGTTCCGTGACCTACCATGTCACACCATCTTCACTGCACTCGTGTCAGAAGATCGTGACGATCGTACCAACACGATCAAGCTACGACCAGGACTTCCAGGCAAGTTGAAAGGCGAAGTTGCCGGGTACGTAGACATAGTTCTCTACATGTACAAAAAGGAGGTAGGTAGGGCAAACGAACGGGAGATCAAGACCCTGATGCTTACTCAGGGTACCGAACGACAAGTTGCAAAGGATAGGAGCGGGCAGCTGCCGGAGCTCCTAGAATCACCGACCATGGAAACAATATACACCCTGATCAAAGGACATTAAGTGCGAATCAACTTGACAGACGTAGACGACCGCAGTTTCGAAGCACTCCCCGCAGGTAAGTACATCGTCAAGGCGACGGACTACGAGCTGAAGGAAACATCGGGCAACGGTAAGTTGGGTGCTGGGGTTCCCATGATCAACTGGGAGTTCACCGTTGTGACCGACATTCACGGCGACGACAAGTACGCCAGCCGCAAGCTCTGGATGAACACCGTGATCCATGAGAAGACGATGTTCAACATCAAGGGACTGCTTCGCGCCGTTGGCTTGTTCACAGACGAGCAGCTCGAGGGGGAACTCGACTTCGAGCCAGAGGATGTCCTGAACATCGACATCATCGCCCAGGTCGCACAGCGCGAATACAACGGCGACATGACCAACGACATCAAAAGGACTAGGGCTCTGTCAGAAGCGGACCGCGAAGAAGTCGGTTCGTTGCTGCCTTAGTCCTTGATCTAGTCAGCTCAACTGACTAGTCAGGCCCCGGACGCGTTAGACCCTGTACTTCAATGTGGGTAGGGGTTATGTAACACCCTAAAGGCGCGTTCGGGGCCTTCATTAACCTTGAGGGGTCGCGCGTTGGTACAAATCCCAACTCCGGTATTATCACCAGAGTCGTCAAAACGACGAGCGATGTTCTTCACTGTGCTCTTCGGATCGGTGGAACGAGGATACGTATGTATCGCGAAACGTGTTGCTCGCAAAGGGGCATTTGAGGAGAAGTTCTTCCAATGGCCCGACGAACTGCAAGGCATCGTCAACTACATCGACGAGTCGATAATGACGCACGATATGTGGTTCTGTCCGATGACATTCGACAAACCGCAGCGTGCCAAAGAATGTGTGCTAGACTGCCCTAGCGTATGGAGCGACTTAGATACTTGTCCTCCAGCGTCACTATTAATCGAAGCTACCACCCTTATTGAATCTTCGCCAGGCAGATATCAGGGCCTTTGGATGACGGATGAACTATTAGATCCAGACGTCGCAGAGGACCTGTCAAAGCGAATAGCGTACTACCACGCAGAGGAAGGTGCAGATAAGTCAGGTTGGGATATAACACAGTTGCTACGTATCCCGCTGACACTGAACTTTAAGTACCAACCACCAGCCACTGTGCAGATCATTAAGGCAGGGGACGGTGTAACAGAAGAGCAGTTGGCGGCCTTGTATCCAGAGGTCGATGAAGATGCAGGATTGATGTGGCCATATCCTGAAGAGATCGAATCATCGGACACGTTACTTGAAATGTACCGTAACGATCTTGACATCGGTATCTGGCCACTACTAAAGGTCAAGCCAGAGGGTGACTGGAGTAAAACCCTGTGGAATCTCGAGATGCTCTTGTGCGAGTCAGGTTTGTCACGTGAAGACGTGTTCTCGATCGCAAGAGAAGCAGCGTGTAATAAGTACCGACGCGACGGCAGATCCGAACGTCTATTGTGGCGCGAAGTATGCAAAGCATGGGCTAAGGTCAAAGAACGAAGCGAAATAATCCAGGACATATCCGTATTCAAGAATCCTGACTTGATGTCGGATGAGAACCTAGCAGCAGCTCAGGCGGATCGTACGTTCATTGAAGACTACATTGATTGGGCCAGAGGCGTTGGCGATGCGGCGATTGACTATCATCAAGCAGGAGGATTCACATGTCTAAGTGGACTCCTAGCAGGATCGATACAACTGCCAACATCATTCGGCCCTATGATTCCGAACTTGTGGTTCCTACTACTTGCAGATACAACCCTAACTCGTAAGTCGACCGCACTTGATCTTGCAGTGGACCTTCTCGTCGATGTGAACCCTGATGTGATCATGGCAACAGATGGTTCAATCGAGGGACTATTTGGAGCGTTAGCATCACGAACAGGACGTCCAAGTATATTCCTACGAGATGAGTTCAGTGGCCTAGTCGAGATGATGACGAAGCGTGAGTACTACGCAGGTATGGCTGAGACGCTTACCAAGATGTACGATGGCAAGTACCAGAAGCGCCAGCTGCGTAAGGAAACGATCGAAGTAAAGGACCCAGTTCTAATAGTCTTCGCAGGCGGAATAAAGTCTAAACTGCTTCAGCTACTGACATCCGAACATGTCAGTAGCGGATTCCTTCCACGATTCATCTTCATAACTGCCAAGTCTAACTTGGCGAACTTGAAGCCGTTAGGTCCGCCTAGTAAGTCAACACTAGAAGGACGAGACACAATACTAGAGACGTTGCGTAGGCTTAGCGACATGTATGCTAGGCCAGTTGAAGTCCACGTAGGAGATACGATCAACATATCGACTAGGCGCATAAGCAAAGTCGAACTGACTCCAGCTGCGTGGGAGCTGTACAACGAAATGGAAATGAAGTTGCTACAGTCAGGCATTCAGAGTACGGTGCAAGAGCTCTTGACACCTACAATGGACCGTCTGGCTAAGTCGGGTCTCAAGGCATCGATGCTCATTGCTGCGAGCAGGATGAAGGATCGAATCCTTGTCGATGAAGGCGACATCTACAAGGCATTTTCGTACGTCTCGAAATGGCGCGAGTACGCTATGGAAGTGATTGCAGGTGTCGGCATGAGTGCATCAGAACGGCAAATAGGACTCATCTACCAAGCGATACGACGGACACCCGGAATAATGCGAAGTCAACTTATGCAAGCATACCATCTCAACAAGCGGGAAGCAGACCTGATCCTTGATACACTCGAACAACGCGGAGTCGTCAACCGAATCAAATCCGGACGAAGTGAACGTCTCACAGCAGTTGCCTGAACCAAGACTTTCAAGTCGTACTTGGTTCCTGCTCATTTCAGTAATCTTGGTCATTGCAGTTCTGGGTGAGGTCGCAATACTCACCCTATTGCTCGTATCTTAGGAGGGATAATGAAAGCAGTTGCAATCGTCAGCGGTGGTATGGATAGCGTGACGCTAGCCTATTACCTCAAGCAGATATCAGGGGCAGACCTACATCTCCTGAGCTTCGACTACGGACAGCGGCATGTCAAGGAGCTCGGGTTCGCAATAGACTGCGCCGAGACATTGGGTGCGTCACACGACATCGTATCCATGACACAACTAGGCAAGCTATTCGAAGCCTCGGGCAGCGTGTTGGTATCTGACAACGAGGTCCCAGAGGGGCACTACGCTGAAGAGACCATGAAGGCTACAGTAGTACCCAACCGCAACTCGATCATGCTAACCATCGCGGTTGGTGTAGCCGTCGCAGAAGGTGCAGATCTAGTAGCAGCCGGAATGCACGCAGGTGATCACTTCATCTACCCCGATTGTCGTCTGGAGTATTTTCGACAGTTTTCAAGCGCCATGCACCTAGCAAATGAGGGCTTCTGGACCGGTCAGATGTACGCTCCATTCATCTCGATGACCAAAGCAGACATCGTCAAGGTTGGTTCGCAGCTAGGTGTCGACTACTCTCAAACCTGGTCATGCTACAAAGGCGCTGTTCACCACTGCGGTAAGTGTGGTACCTGCGTTGAGCGGATCGAAGCATTTGAACTAGCAGACGTTCCAGATCCGACGATCTATGATCTGTGACATCTGCGGAGGGATGTGCTACACTGAGAGATGCCATTTGTGTAGTGCTATCTACGAGTACATCATTACCGGCAAGTCAGATGACCTAGCAGAGTGGGAGCAACGTGAGCTCAGACAGTACCAGCAGCGGTTTCGACGAGTCGAACAAACTTTTCTCGGCGTGGTGCAGTCAACACAATACGCACCCGAACAAATGTTGGGAGATGCACAATCCGACAGCCAGCAGCGCAACCGGGTCCCTGAGCGCCGAAGACTCCGACTTGTTAATGAGGGAACACCACCGTCAACTACAGGAGAATAATGCCCGTGCAGACACTGAAGATCCGTCATAACATCGAGGTCGCCCATAGACTGAGCGAACTTCCTGGCAAGTGCGAGAACATTCATGGTCACTCGATGTGGGTGGTCGCAGAGATCTGTGGGGAGGTAGACAGTCATGGTCTACTACTCGGGTTGGAGTTCGGTGCTCTCAAGAAGGAGTTCCGAAATCATCTCGACACTCGATACGACCATCACTTGCTGCTGAACGAGAATGATCAGTGGGCACGACCACTGACACACGAACCGTATGCCGATCGAGGTTTCCGCCTTCCAGGTCTTGAAGTCTTTGACGGAGATCCGACAACCGAGAACATCGCTCGATGGATCGGAGAGTGGTGCTTGGAGGATCTGGTACCTTACGCCGATCGTGTTCACGTCGAAGTCTGGGAGACACAAGTCAATAGCGCGACATGGGAGATGGAACTATGAAAGGTCTTCGCCTCACTGAACTATATCCTTCCATCCAAGGTGAAGGGCCTAACATGGGGGCCGTTACAACATTCGTTCGTTTCGGCGGATGCAACTTCCGGTGTCCTGGTTGGCCATGCGATACTCAGCACGCGATTCAACCATCTATCTGGAAGAACGATCCAATCGTTGAACCGGTAGCATTATCGCATCGGATCAAGAACGAGATGCCTGGGTCCAATGTCTGCATCACAGGCGGCGAACCTACGATGCAGCCAGAAGCAGATCTGCAGCAGTTGGCATCAGACCTTCTGCTGAGTGGGTACACGATCGATGTATTCACGAACGGATCGCTAGTCGAGCTTCCTGGTTGGATGCATCATCCTCGTGTGACAGTGATGATGGACTGGAAGCTCGGTGGCTCTGGCGAAGCTAACGGAGGACTCGGCGTCAGATTTGACAACGCGTACAACCTGAGTCCGAAGGATGGAATCAAGTTCGTCATTTGTACACCTCAAGACTTCGAAGACGCGTATGCTCTCTACAAGTCGATACCTACTACCGCTAGGTTCTGGGCAGGTGCTGCTTGGGGCAAGTACAAAGAGTCGAAGCTTGTCAAGCAGATCATGGAGCACGATCTGCCTTGGAGAATGAACGTTCAAGTCCACAAATACATCTGGCCGAATATCGAGAAGGGGATATGACTCTACCTGCTGAAAACATTCGACAGTTCCTCAGCGTACTCTACCCAGAAGCGTCAACAGAGGTACTGGAAAACACACCTCATCGATACACGCAGGCGTTTCATGAGTTGATGGGACACCACGACGGCTCTTGGAAGTTTACAACTTTCGAGTCTGAATGCGACGAGATGATCATTGTCCAGAACATCGAGTTCGTGTCGCTGTGTGAGCACCACTTGTTGCCGTTTATCGGACGGGCCCATGTAGCATATATTCCACAGGGGCGGCTTGCTGGTCTTTCGAAGGTAGCGCGCGCTGTGAAGACACAGGCGAGAGGAATCTGGACGCAAGAACATCTGACCATGGAGATTGCTGACTTCTTGGAGAAGAACCTAGACCCTATAGGGATAGGTGTCATTCTTGAAGCCGAGCATACATGCATGGCGATTCGAGGGGTCAAGTCAAACGGGTCCAAGACGACAACCTCTGCGATGAGAGGTGTGTTCCGAGACAACTCGAACAACGCACGAGCCGAGTTCCTAGGACTATTACGATGATCAACGACGCGGTACTCTGGGCGTTCGAGCACTTCTACCACCTCGATCAGGCGAACGCAAAGATTCATTGTGCGCCGGTTAGATTCAGTCCTATCACGTTCCGACTAGCAGAGTACCTTTTTGAGACCTGGGGTGACGAGGACATCACCCAGGAACTAGCAGAGGTACGTGAGCATATGGGTCGATACGAAGAAGACAAAGGACGGTAATGCCTAGACGCAGAGTGCTAGCTAGTGGTCGGGTACGGTACTATGCGCAGGCACATTACAACCACAAGAACGTCCATCTAGGAGCTTTTGACAGTTATCAAGATGCCTTAAAGGAGGAACACAGACATGCAGAGACACGTTACCGAAAGCACAATGTCCATATGACACAGATGTTGCAGGAGTACATCGATTCATGTCGTAGGGATTCCAATAGATGGTTCCCTATCGCAGACCAGGATCGCCTTATAGTCAACGTTCTAGGCCTGATAGGCGAATCAGGTGAAGTCGTCGACGAGCTGAAGAAGCTTATCCGCGGTTCGCAATCATACACCGAGTTCGCCAAGAGAGTTGAGGTCGAACTGATAGACGTGTTCATCTACTGGTGCAACCTGATCGACTTCCTGAAGGTCGACGTTGCGAAGGTCTACGAGGCGAAGAGGGAGTACAATGAGCAACGATTCGGTTGACTATGTGAACCACCCTCCTCACTACAATGAGCACCCTTCAGGTATCGAGTGTATCGACGTGACAGAGTGGTTCAACTTCAATCTCGGCAACGCCATCAAGTACATCTGGCGACACGAAGGGAAGAACGGCGTCGAGGATCTGCAGAAGGCAGCTTGGTATATCCACAGGGAGATACAGCGGGTAGCGGGGGAGGTGGGCATTGCTGTTCGCACCGATCGTACCGATACACAT